GCTGAATTTACAGTACGTTTAAAAGAGTACTCTATGCTCTATGTAGACTGTGAACCAGGCTATGCTGCAGAGCTATCAGAGTTTTTTTCCTTTTATGTTCCGGGCTATAAATTTATGCCAGCTTATAAGAATAAAGTTTGGGATGGTAAGATACGATTATTTAATCGCATAAATGGCGAGCTCTCTGCTGGGCTATATGCGTATTTAATAAAGTTTGCAGCTGAGCGGTCATATTCTGTTGACACAGAAGAATCTGATTATGGATTTCCGGTTCCGGCAAAATCTCCTCTTGAACTTGCTGATCTACTAAACGACGCAACGCTTCCATTTCAACCTCGAGATTATCAATACGATGCGCTTGAAACAGCCCTAACACGAACTCGAGCAATTTTATTATCTCCTACTGGATCGGGTAAGTCGTTTATAGCATATCTACTGATTAAATATTACTTATCTAATTTTAACAATAAAGTATTATTGATAGTACCTACTACCTCTTTAGTTGAACAGATGTATAGCGATTTTACGGATTATGGAATGGATGTTGATCAATATGTTCATAAAATTTATTCTGGAAAAGATAAGATTACAAATAAACGAGTAATCGTATCTACTTGGCAATCTATTTATAAGTTACCTGCAAAGTGGTTCAAGCAGTTTGGAATGGTAGTCGGTGATGAGTGTCATGGATTTAAATCTAAATCTCTCTCATCTATTATGAATAAATCTACCGAAGCTAAATATAGATATGGTCTGACAGGGACCTTAGATGGTACGCAGACTCACAAGCTAATGCTTGAAGGTTTATTTGGACCTGTATATAAAGTTACTACTACTAAAGCGTTACAGGATAATGAAACTCTTGCACCGCTAGACATAAAAGTTTTATTACTAAACTACCCAGAGAATATAAGGAAAGACTTTGGAAAAAGAGACTATCAAGACGAGATTGATTTCATCGTTGGAAATGTTGCTCGTAATAGGCTCATTCGTAATCTGGCTATTGATGCTAGAGGCAATACTCTCGTCTTATTCCGCCTTGTGGATAAGCACGGAAAGCCATTATTCGACCAGATAAATAATAAGGTGGATGAGGATAGAAAGGTATTCTTTGTATCAGGTGACACTGATACTGCAGATCGTGAAGCTATAAGAGGTATTGTGGAGAAACAAAATAATGCTATCATTGTCGCTAGTCTTGGTACTTTCAGTACTGGTATTAACATACGTAACCTGCATAATATTATATTTGCAAGTCCCTCTAAATCACAGATCAAAGTATTACAATCGATTGGGCGTGGGTTACGGAAATCGGATAATGGACAGATTACTACACTCTATGACATAGCTGATGACTTACATTGGAAGTCACGAAAGAATTTTACATTACTACACTCTGCACAACGCGTTAAGATATATGAGAAAGAACAGTTTAAATATAAACTTATAAAGGTAGATTTAGATGGATAAGCAGTTAAAGCAGTTTAAGTTGTTATCAGGTGATGAGATTATCTGTGAAGTAGTTGAATGGCCAGATGAAGAAGATGATTTTGCTGATATCATTGTACGTAATGTCTACGAAATAAAATGCTTCTATAACCCTCAAAATGGATATAGGATACATTCTCTAAGACCTTGGTATACCTTACAAATGCAAGATGGTATTTTTCAATCGATTAACTCTCAACATATTACATCTGAGGCTAATCCAGTGACTAATCTTATCGAGCATTATAAGCAATCCATTCAAGCTGAAATAGAAACAGCTGATCTCACTCCGGAAGAGATAGATCAAGAGATGTTAAACCGAGAGTTAGAATCTCTTCCCGATGATGAAAATGTAATAACGTTTCCTAACAAAGATAAAATGCACTAACATATCCCCCCTCCCCATATCGCTATATGATTATATACGATCTAGCGAGAAGTGCAACTGTTTTTTTTAGTTGCATGTAATAAAAAAATACTTTATAATATAATGAATTGAAGGATATATATTATGGCAAGATCAAAGCGCGCTAACATTCACTATGTAAACAACAAAGAATTTTCCCAAGCAGTTGTGGATTATGTTAAGCAGTTGAATGAAGCCAAGCAAACAGAACAATCACTTCCTATTGTTCCAGATTATATTGCATCTTGCTTTCTTAAGATAGCAGAGGGTCTTTCTCATAAGTCTAACTTTATTCGCTATACATACCGTGAAGAAATGGTTATGGATGCTGTAGAGAATTGTCTTAAAGCTATAGATAATTATAATGTAGACACCGCTACTCGTACAGGTAATCCGAACGCCTTTGCTTACTTTACTCAGATTAGCTGGTATGCGTTTCTTCGACGTATTGCTAAAGAGAAGAAGCAGCAAGACATTAAATTAAAATATATGACTTCATCTGGTATTGAAGAGTATATTAAGTTAGATGTTAGCGATGCATCTACCGCTGTTATGAATCAGTTTGTAGATACGTTAAAGGATAGAATCGAAAAAGTAAAAGAGAAAGACGATGCATTTAAAGTATATGCAGCTGATGAAAAGAAGAAGCTAAAACGTGCTAAGAGATCAATTAATACAGATTCTGATCTTGGAGACTTTTTATAATGAAGGTTTGTATTCTAAATGACACTCACTGTGGTACTCGCAATAGCAGCGACATATTTCTCGATAATGCAGAAAAATTTTATTCTGATGTACTGTTTCCTTATCTTCTGGAACATAATATTAAGCATATTGTGCATCTTGGTGATTACTACGATAACAGGAAGTTTATCAACTTCCGTGCTCTTAACCGTAACCGTAATCACTTTCTTAAACCGCTAAGAGAGTATGGTATTACCATGGATATTATCTGTGGTAACCATGATGTATATTATAAGAATACTAATGAGCTTAATAGTCTTAAAGAGCTGCTAGGTCACTATATGAATGAAGTGAATATTATTCACGAGCCCTTGATTCAATGCTATGATGGCTTTAAGATGGGTCTCGTGCCTTGGATATCAGCTGATAATGAGAAGCAATCATTAGAGTTTATTGCTAACGCTAAATGTGATTGGCTTGGTGGGCATTTTGATATCCAAGGATATGAGATGATGCGTGGAGTAAAATGTGAGCATGGTTTAGATCGCTCTATCTTTAATAGGTTTGAAAAGGTTTTATCTGGTCATTTTCATACTAAGTCTCAGCAAGACAATATTGAATATCTTGGATCACAAATGGAGTTCTTTTGGAATGATGCACATGATAAAAAATACTTTCACATTCTCGATACCGACACTAGAGAGCTTACTGCGATTCACAATCCGCACACTCTCTTCCATCGTATCAGATATGATGACACTGCTAATGATTATCTTCATTATCCTCTTGATGATGTAGAAGGTAAGTTTGTAAAGGTGCAGGTGATAAACAAAAGCGACTCTTTTACCTTTGATCGTTTTATAGATCGTATACAAAATAGAAATATCCATGAGTTAAAGATCGCTGAGAACTTCAATAACTTTATTGGAGAAAATGTAGAAGATGAAGAGATTTCAGTTGAAGATACCTCTACTTTATTATATACTTATGTAGATGCAGTTGATACCGATCTTGATAAAGATCGTATTAAATCTCATATGGCTGAATTGATGCAAGAAGCGCAAACCTTAGAAATAGCATGATTTTATTTAAAAAACTAAAGTGGAAGAATTTTCTTTCAACCGGTAATAACTGGTCTGAACTTGAGCTCAATAAGTATAAAACAATGCTTGTAGTAGGTCAGAATGGCGCCGGTAAATCTACTATGTTAGATGCTTTGAGCTTTGCTTTGTTTGGAAAAGCTCATCGTAACATATCAAAGCCTCAGCTGTTAAACTCTATCAACAATAAGAATTGTGTTGTAGAAGTTACGTTTGATGCTCATGGTTCAGAGTTTAAAATAATTAGAGGTATAAAACCGAATACATTTGAGATATGGCAGAATGGTACGATGATTAATCAATCATCTCATGCCAAAGAGTACCAGAAGATCCTCGAGCAAAACATCTTGAAGCTCAATCATAAGAGTTTTCATCAGATTGTAGTGCTAGGCTCCTCCTCCTTCATTCCTTTCATGCAGCTAAGCGCTCAGAATCGAAGAGATGTTATCGAGGATCTTCTGGACATTAATGTATTCTCTAAGATGAATTCTATCTTAAAAGAAAAGACTTCATTACTAAAGGATCAGATTAAAGATGTTACTCATCAGCATGCCGTCACGAGCACTAAAATTGATGCACAGAAGAAATACATTAAAGACGTCAAAGCGATTAACAAAGAGCAAAGGGAAGAGAAGCTCAAACTCATCTCAGATTTCCAACATGAAATCAAAACTCTACATGGAAAGAACAAAGAGCTTACTGATACCATTCAATCTCAACTACCGAATGCAGATGTGGAGAGAGGACAACGCGAAGCTAAAATTAAAGAACTCGAAGCCTACAAGACGAAGTTCAACACCGAAGCTAAAAAGCTCGTTAAAGATATCCAATTCTTTGAGAGTAACGACATCTGTCCGACCTGTGATCAAACCATCACTGAGGAGACAAAAGAAGCCCATGTGTTGGAAGGTAAAGGCCGAGCAAAGGAACTTCAAGCGGGAATTAGTAAAGCAGATGAAGGATTACGAGAGGCTCAAGAAGCTCTATCCTCTGCCCTACTAATCATCGAAGAATGTAGAGCACATCAAAGCGATCTATCTGCTAACAATCAATCAATTAGTCAATTCCAATCCTCTATCGATCGCACCCAAGAAGAGATAGGTAAGTTAGATAGTAATGTAGATATGGATCAGGCTGTAGAGGAGTTAGATGATCTTGTATTTACAGGTAATAACTTAATCGAAGAAAAGCTTGCACTTAACGAGCAGTTAAATTATAATACTGTAATGAGTACAATGCTTAAAGATACAGGTATTAAGACAAAGATAGTTAAGCAGTATCTTCCTGTTATTAATAAGATGTGTAACCAATACTTAGATATACTTGACTTCTACGTTTCGTTTAACCTTGACGAATCATTCCAAGAAACTATTCGTTCACGGTTCAGAGATAACTTCTCATACGATTCATTCTCAGAAGGAGAGAAGCAACGTATTGACTTAGCATTACTGTTTACTTGGCGTATGATAGCTAAGATGAAGAACAGTGTTGCTACTAATCTGCTTATACTTGACGAGACGTTTGATTCATCTTTAGATCACGAAGGTGTTGATAATCTAATGAAGATAATGTATACTCTTGGTGACGATACTAATATATTCGTAATATCTCATAAACGAGAGTTACTTGATGACAAGTTTCCTAACAAACTTGAGATCATAAAAGATAAAAACTTTAGTAGGATTAAATAATGGAAATAAGTGCGAACACAGTAAAACTACTACAGAACTTTGCTTCTATCAATAGTAATATAGTTATCCATCCAGGAAATACTATTATGACTATATCAGAAGCTAAAAACGTTCTTTCACAGGCTACAGTCCCAGAAGACTTTAATAATGTAATTGGTATATACGATCTGCAAAACTTTCTATCTGTACTGGACTTAGTAGATAATGCTTCTGTTCAGTTTAAAGATAGTTATATGCTTGTAGGTGGTAATGCTGGACGATCTATGGTTAAGTATTACTATGCTGACCCAGAGATGCTCACCTCACCTTCTAAGCCTATCGATATGCCAGAACCTAATGTTTCGTTTACTCTAGATCTTTCGACTCTTAATAGTCTTAAGAAGGCAGCTAGTGTATTCGGACATAACCAAATGGTAATCGAACCTGATAGTGGATCAATTAAACTTACTGTTGTTGATCCAGAAAATACAACCGCAAATACATATTCAATTATAGTAGAAGGAGACTATGATACTGAAGAGTTTAAATTTGTATTAAGCATTAACAATTTAAAAATGATCGCAGATGACTACCAGGTAGGTATTTCATCTAAACTTATATCACAATTTACTAGCGTTAACCAAGATGTAAAGTATTGGGTCGCGTTAGAGAAGACATCAACCTACGGAGAATAAAATGTCTAAAAAAGAAGAAGCAACAATTGAAAATGAGGCTCACGGTCCAGTATATGAGCTAGCGAATCGCATCTCCCGTTCTACCATTGCTGTTATTGATACAATGGTTCAACGTGGAGCAATTAAAGGTGAAGAGCTGTCAACCTTAGGTCAACTACGTGATCAATGCTCTCAAATGGTTACTATGTGTGAAACTTATCAGCAGGATCAAGCTGCTGAATCATAAGTTGACATCTTAACCTAAGTGAGCTACAATATATTTTTATGATGAGGTTAATATGTCGAACGATTTTCTATGGGTGGAGAAGTACCGTCCTCAAACTATTGAGGAAACTATCTTACCCGAGCAGTTAAAAACTACTTTACAGGCTATAGTAGATACCGGAGAGCTTCCTAATATGCTATTCTCCGGTACTGCTGGTTTAGGCAAGACTACTGTTGCTAAAGCTATGTGTAAGCAACTAGGTCTTGATTATATTCTGATTAATGGATCGGAAGAAGGTAATATCGATACGTTGAGAGGTAAGATTAAGCAGTTTGCTTCGTCTATATCTCTATCAGGAGGATATAAGGTTTGTATCCTTGACGAGGCTGACTATCTTAATCCTCAGTCTACGCAGCCAGCTCTTCGTGGCTTTATTGAAGAGTTCGCTAACAATTGTCGATTTATTCTTACTTGTAACTTTAAAAATCGTATTATCGAACCTCTACATTCCCGTTGTGGGGTATATGAGTTCAATACTACTAAGAAAGACTTAGTTAGCTTATGCGGTCAGTTTATGGACCGTGCAGCTGATATTCTATATAAAGAAGAAGTATCGTTTACTAGTCAAGGGCTTGCTGATATTATTATGAAGCATGCTCCTGACTGGCGACGAGTACTAAACGAATGTCAGAAGCTAGGTATTAGCGGCAGTGTTGATTACGTACCTGGTAGTAGTAACTCTGATATGTTTGCTACGCTATGTACTCATCTCAAAGCTAAGAACTTTAAAGCTATGCGTAAGTGGGTGGTAGAGAGTATGGATATCGATACTGTTGCTATCTTTAGAGGTTTATACGATAATATGCATGAGCATGTTAACCCTAATAGTATACCTCAACTTATTCTCATTCTTGCAGACTATCAGTATAAAGATGCTTTCGTGGCTGACCATGAGCTGAATACTGTTGCCTGTATGACTGAGATAATGGCTAATGTAGAGTTTAACTAATGAACCCTTTTGATTACCTAAATAGTATCAATCATACTAAACAAGATATAATGGATGATGATAATGCTGAAAGAGGGTATAATAGTTTTCTTATTAATAGGAGTCTTAGTTATTTCTACGACACTGTTGGTATTGCTAATCTTATGAATCGGTACCATCACCTCGACAATAAACTTCAATATCACTTTCTTATAAATATCATTCGTAAACGTAAACGATTTTCGAAATGGATGAAACCAGAAACTGAGAGTGATATTGAAGTGGTTAAACAATACTATGGTTACAGTAACGATAAAGCTAAGAATGTGCTACCTCTTCTATCACCTGAACAAATAACTATAATAAGACAGAAGGTGAAGCGCGGTGGAAGAACAAATAGTTGAATGGACTCCAGCTGATATGCTGGAGGTAACTTTAAATGAACCAGATGATTTTTTAAAGGTTCGCGAAACATTAACACGAGTTGGAGTAGCATCTCGTAAAGATAAAAAGCTATTCCAATCATGTCATATCTTACATAAACAAGGTCGGTACTTTATAGTACATTTTAAAGAGCTGTTTATGCTTGATGGTAAAAAAGCCAATCTAGAATTATCCGATATCCAAAGACGTAACACAATTGCTACTCTTATGAGTGATTGGGGTCTTATTCATATACAGGAAAGCGATAAAGCTTCTGACTGCGCTCCCTTGCGACTAATTAAGATCTTACCATACAAAGAAAAAGATCAATGGGAACTATGTCCAAAATATAATATTGGAAATAAGTAAAAAAAATAGTTGCTTTCTAAAAATAAAGAACTATATATACTAATAGCGATGCGAGATTATTCGGTCGCTACTTAATCTTGCTTGATCAAAAGGAGATAACAATGACAGGCTTAACAACACTATTTCCCCGTTCATCATTCGTTGGTTTTGACCATTTATTTAATGAGTTAGAGTTTACTGCTAAACACGCTCAAGACCACTATCCTCCACATAATATTATTAAAACATCAGATCAGGATTATTTGATCGAAATGGCTGTGGCTGGATTCTCGAAAGACGAACTCTCTGTCGAAGTTAAGGATCGTACCTTGACTGTGATGGGTGAGCATGTTTCTAAGGGTCGTGATTTTATTCATCGTGGTATTTCTACGAAGAAATTTAAAAGAACGTTCCGGCTGTCTGAGCACGTAAAAGTGCACGGAGCAGATATTCAAGATGGCATACTTGCAATCGAACTGAAGTACGTCATTCCTGAAGAAATGCGTCCTCGTAAAATTTCAATTGGAAAAAACGAGGTCGAAAATGACACAACACATAATAGTAGCGCACAGCTACTTAACGAACACCGTTGAGCTTTTTACTGATTTTATAAAAGAAGTCAGAGAATCAAGAGTTCAAAATAAATTAGCCCGCCAGACTATTAAAGAGTTATCAAAATTAACTGATAAAGAATTAGCAGATATTGGCCTCTGTAGAGGTGATATTTGGTACGTCGCTCATCATCAGAATGATAATTTAAGAGGGTGGGTTTAATGACAGCTTTAGTAGCAAACTATGTCTTCTCACCCTTGTCGGGTTTGTGGTCTTCACTAGATCGTTATTCGCAAATGATTGGCTACAGCCGAGCGGCAGCGGAACTCGCAAGAATGGGTATGATCGAGGAATCGAAACGTTGTATGATGGAAATCGGGAGATTGCAAAATGACCGGTGATATCGCAACAATGGGTGCCTTGATTGGTGCAGGACTAGCAACATTTGGAATGGGTGGCGCTGCCATCGGAGTTGCAATGGTTGTTGGAAGCGTATTTAAATACATGCCCAAAAAAGCAGACAACTCAACGATGTTTGTTGGTATAGCATTTGCAGAAGCGTTAGGAATATTTTCTTTTCTAGTTGCACTTCTACTAATGTTTGCTATATAATATGGTTACATCAGAGTTGGTGGAGAAGCTTGGTTTAGCTTTCTTTACTACAATGTCAATGCTAATCTTAGTATGCATAATGATAGGTTTTTATGCAGTATTTGATGCTTATAATAAACCAAACGAATGTGTAGGGGCCATAATGGCCCTTACCAAACACACACAACACACAAAGGGGACTTAAATGTCAAATCCATATCAAATTCGCTATGATGTATTAAACATGGCAAAAGAAATAGCAGACAAACATTATGACATGCAGGTAGAACTTGCTAATAAAATGTTAGGAATGTATAAGGAAGATACTCAACAAGCATTAGATGCTTGGAAACAGTATTTGCCAAAAGCTTTAAATCCAGATGAGATCAAAACACAAGCTGAAAAACTATATGAGTTTGTTTCGGAAAAGAAATAATGTTTATAGTAAGAAAGAAAGACGGAGAAATAGTTGCTATAGCTAGTAGACAAGAAGATGCTA